TCAGGCAATCAGGGGGCTGTATTTTGCTTTTAAAACGTTTGTTTTTTCAGCAGTTCCGGTGAACTGTGATGCCTGTCCGCTGGTCCCGGTGTTGGGGTGTGTGTGTCTGGCGCATATCTGCGCCAGTTCGCGCACTACGTCCAGCGTGTCGGTCAGCAACGTCAGGACGTTTATGTCCTCACTGCCCAGCTTAACGGATGCTCCGACTAACTCCTGCGCGGCAGCAACACTTTTACGTATGCCGTTAATTTTCTCTGTCAGCGCTCCGGCCACGGTGAGATCAACATTACCTTTGACATTGTCTTCCAGCCTGCCGCCGACGTTGCGTTTTACGTTCTGGCCAACACTGACAGAATTGTCCTTGCTGCAGGTTACCGTCAGGTTGCCGGACGTGCCGATGCTGTAATCTCCCTCGCTTATATGTACAACCGCACCGGCCAGAAGTGTTGCCGTTCCCAACACGGTTGTTTTATCCGTTGCCTGAACTGTCGTTTCACGGGCAACCAGTTTTCGCTTTTCATCATCTGCGGTCACTTCTCGCGTCATGGATGTTTCGCTAATTGTCTGGTCAGTCTGGCGCACCCAGTCACCGGCCACAGTGACGCGCTGTGATACGCCATCGCGCTGTTGCTGTAATTGTTCGCCAGGCTTCACCGCTGGCAGGCTATGACCCTGCGGCATGATCTGGCGAATAAACGGTTTATCCTGTCGCCCCTCCACAAAACCAACTTCAACCAGCGTGCCAGGGGGTGGAAACTGAAACATTCCCGATTCACTACCGGCCATAGGAACCGGCAACGGTACAGCAGAGTAAACCGGCGTGTTTGCCGCCGCGTTGCCGTCCTCATCCAGTAGTTGAAGATCCACAGCGTAGCGCGGGCGAAATGGGTCTGCGATGTTTCCCCCGGATACATCCTCGCTTGGGGCTTCAACCCTGGCGAGTTTCGGCAAATGCAGCCCCGAAGCCAGCTCTGGGTAAACGCTTTCTATCTGGCGCTGAATCGGTGATTTCTGCAAAGGCTTTCCGGTTACCTTATTCCGGGGCAACCATGTGATAGTCATGTCGTCGTTATTAAGCTGAACCTGGCTTAGTCGCTGGCTGTTAACCTCAACTCCGGGGCGCAGGCTCTGGATCATTGGCACAACCATTGAATTACCGGCAGCGGATGCCTGGCTAAATTCATGCGGGATCTCCACGGGCTTTCCGGCAAAAAGGCTATGCTCCGCTGCGCCCGTAAAGACAGCCCCGTCCGGCAACTGATACCAGACGTAATCTGTTATTGAGAATGCGCGGCCCAGGCTTGCCAGTAGCTGGTAACCGGTGCCGCTGTGGGTGAAGTGGGGGATCGGCTTATCAGCATATGCCACACTGGCAGGCGGTGCGATAGTTAATCCGCTTTGTTCGGTCATCCAGTCAGTGATCTGGCGCAATGTGGGATGCTGGAACGAACACGGCCACAGCTTATCGAACACGCCGACAAGCTCACGGACGAACAAACGGCATGTGCCATTATCGGCAGGCTGCGAGCGCTCAACGTACCCGGTGAACCAGCGAAGGACCAGACCGTCATAACCCACATCGATCCGAACAACTTTGCCGGTGTAATCCGTTTCAGTGCTGGCCGTAATGAATCCGCGCCCGCATGCGTTCAATTCCAGCACGATATTACAATCCACCATGTGGATCGGGTCGCTGGAAAGAAAAAGGCGTTTGATTGGTTTCATGATTTACCCCAGCGCATCGTTAACAGGTTTCAGGACCTTTTCTTCAAACCAACTCATTTTGTCCGCTGGTTCGTCGGCGGCTGTAGCACCACCTTTGCCCGCTGTACCGGTTTGTTTAGTGCTGGCGGTTGCATTTCCCTTTCTGGCCTGACGCTTTTCCGGCACGCTGTTTTTTTCGCGAAGCGTAAAACTAACCTGCCAGGCGAGGCGGTCTTCCTGGGGAACGGCATCAATCTGACCGGTGAATGTGGCTTCGCGGAAGTTGATCGCGGTCGCCGTTGCATTGGCTACACGATACGTTTTCAAGGCTCCGCTGGCCTCGGTAGCAGATGCCAACTGGAACAGACGCTGCAAAACCGCTTCATCGTCAAATGTCACCAGGCCCGACACGCGCAATTCTTTGGCTTTGATGCCCTGTTCGGAATTGGTCGTGCTCGATGTCTGCCCGGACTGGTCTTTTTCCTGAAATTGCATCGAAGGTGAAACCAGCATGTTTTGCATGGTAATCCCTTCGCCGTTAAGCGCCAGTAGCGCGGTCTGGCTCATGGATCATTTTTCCTAAGTCTGTAAGTGAATCGCCGATAAATAACATTGCCGCTGTATGTACAGCGGTAGTGCGGGGGATGTCTTTAAGTAGCTCCACGGCGGCACCGCGATGGGGGCCGCTGTAAGAGAAAGACAAGATCTCAGCGCTGGCCCCTTTCAGGTCTTCAAGTGACTCGCTGACCGATTCCAGCAGGCTTGCCCGGTCACGAACAAAACCGGAAATCTGGTTTTGTAGCTCTGTAACACTGGTTGGCAAGGCGGCTGCAAGCTGCGCGGCGGCAATCCGCTGGGCATTGACGGCTAAACGATTAGTCGATACGGACAACGGGGCCGCAGCCGGTAACAAACTGGCTTTTGAAGGTAACTGCATTTTAACCGTTGCCAGTTCCGCAGCAGCGGCGGCCATGCGTCCAACCTGTGTAAATACGGGGGCCGGAAATACCGTGGCAAGATTGTTCAGGGATTTCATAAACGCGGCGTGGGTATTTTCTGCAACCATCATGATGATCACGTCTCCGCTTCCACTACTGGATGTCAGCCTGCCCGCAAGATATCGAAGCGCGTTGGCCGGGCTGAGGTATCCGCCAGAATCGGCAGACTGACCCAGCCCATAGACCCACGGATGCGCCGGAATGATTGAGCAACTCAACGACGCCATATCATCGGCAATCTTAATAACCGATTTCTGCCACATTATCGCGGCACCTCCGGCCAGTTAACGGGTAATACCGTGGTGTCCAGACTTTCCAGTGCGTCGATATAATCCAGCCAGCTATTTAGCGTATTTAATTGTTCGTCCGTCAGTGTTCGTCCGGTCAGTAATTTAGTCTGAGGAACAACAATTTTCTCTTTAGCTTCACGCAGCAGTCGATCACGATTTTCCTCAGCCTGTAGCTGTAATTCTTCCTGGCTATAAACAAAAGGAACGATTTTTTTACCATCAAACATCCAGCGTGTGCCGGGTTCAAAAAATTTTTCCGGTACACTGGCTTTCCGAACTTCGGCCACAGATAAATTTTCCGGTGCCAGCATGGAAACGTCCCATGATGCGGCAACAATATTCCCTTTTTCGTCAAACATGAATTTCAGACTGGTAGACGAAAATTCACGCTGCGATTCGTACCAGTCGTTGCCATCTTCATCGGTGAAAACCATGATGGAAATATCATCAAGCTGCCTTGTAGTGGCAGTAAAATTCTTCATCAACATCATTTTAACTATCCTTACGCGTAGGCCGCTGTAACCCAGGAACCACCGTTAATCTGATACTGGAGCGGACGAACTCTCATCCAGTAATTTGAACTTCCCCGGTCAGCCCATGAAGTCATTACACCGCCTTTCATTCTCTCGGTGTTGCCCCTCTCCTGATATTCAGCAGATGCACCAAAACGAACTGCGGTGACATAGTTACCCTTTGACTGGTAACGTCCGTCACTCTCGCCTTTCGTGTAAGCTTGTCCGGCAGGGGTGTAGTTGCCTTTGGGCTGGTAGGTGGTTCTTAGATATGCATCAAGCCACTGATTACCCCATTTCGCACCATAGATATTTCCGTCAGCAGCCAGACGCGCCTTACCTCCCCCCGCCTGTAGCTCACCGCTGGAATAAATAATACTTCCATTGATTCGGCCGTTTACGACTAACTGAACACCATTCGTTGGATGGCGCTCAATGTAGGCCTTCCAGCCGGCATCGTCTGCAAACTCCACCCTGTTGCCGCGACTCGCATCCCCTCCCCAGTAAATACGGCCATTACGTGGGTTAGCACCGGTTTTCTCAGACACGATACTACCGCCATTTTTAAAGGTAAGTGCGCCACTGACAGAGGAACCGGCACTCATGTTGAGAAGCACATTACTCGTTATGCCACCGCTCAGAAAGCGCATTACCTGCCTGCTGTTGGCATAGACATCCAGCACGCCGTCACCGTTCTGTTTAAAACCGGTATCGTTGTCCCCCAGAGCGATGGAATTTCCCCCAAGGCCGCTGACTACTCCCAGCCCAAGCCCGCCGTTAACAACCGCTCCGTTACCCAGCGTCACTCTGCCGTTGGTGAGGTCGATATAAAGCGGGCGTAGCCCACTTATACCGCCATTTTCGCCCTGGTCTTTTGCGGTCGGGATAAGGTAAAAATTAGTTTCTGAGCGACGAAAAATCATGCCATATGCCGCATCGTAGATACGCAACGCATCGGCAGACCGAATCTTAAGCGGACCGGTCATATTATCGCCGCTTCGGGCAACCCGTGCGCTGGCATTGTCGTTAGCAGCCTTAACTGCTTTCGGCGTAGCCGCCAGCGCTTCACTTTCGCTGTTCGTCGCGCTACTGAGTTGCACAAACCCTTTCGCGCCGGTAGTTGCATCCGGATGATTACGCGACTGTTCATGCTTTCTCAGTGCATCACTTGCAGCCTGATCGTCCAGCGAACCTTTTGGGCGCAGGTCAGTAATATTCCCGTTAGCGTCAATGCTTGCCAGCGCAAACACATAATGCTGGACTCCACCTTCCACATAATTGGAAAGGTTCGCGGCCACTGTGATTTTGCTCTTGACTGTCCATACACTTGTTAACGTTCCAGTCCATGAAACATCCAGCCAGACTTTTACCGGCTTCGTTGATACAGCAATGTTCTGGTTTGCGAGTAGCTCTGTGCGTAACCCGGCAACGTAGCCCGCACCTTTTGTAACAAAATACTGGGTGTTGTTTTTACCAACCAGGTAGCCGGTATCAAAAAACGCGGCTGCACCATACAGATCAATATTCTCCACACGCTGGCGCTCATCCATTGAGGCCAGACGAGCCGTAAAATCAATCTGCCAGGTCTCTGCTGGCGTGGTGATGTTGGTTGCCGCTTCTGCGCCGCTGTACTCCATCAGCATAGAACGCACCAGGACGTTGCCCTGCTGGCCGCTGGCATTTTTGATTTTTCGTTGCGTCGGCGCGTGGATAATCATTGCCAGCGTGCCGGTCGCTTTATTTACAAGCCCGATCCAGTTGAAGTCAAAATCCCCGACATCAGCGCCCAGCGTCACGGAATAGACAACGGAATCACCGTTAATCACGCCGGACTTGCTGACCGCCTGGCGATGGACAATCTTATCCGCGGGTGGCGTGGTTTCGGTGTCATCAATCGGTTTTTCGATATCCAGATCAGGGATAAAGGCGAAAATAAATTCATCCAGCGTGACAGGCTTGTTATCTACAGCCTGCTGCGCTTTCCATTCCACAAATGCTTTTGTAATTACGGCCTGTGACATAATTTTTATTCCTACAGCAAACTGGCGCTATACGTCGCGCTTGATTCGTTTGTTACATCGCCCAGCGTGGCGGGCCAGCAAACATAGTCACCCTGATACCAGCCAATATTGATATGCACCGGCAGGGTGGTGATCACTTCGAAGCGATATCGGCGACACGTCCGGCCATACTTGCGAATAATTTCTAACAGGAGATCGCTGTTATCTGAGATCTGACTGTCTGTGACCCTGACCGTGATGACATCCCAGTCCATGCCCTCCTGGCGTTCCTGAATCTCGACATACCCGATCCCCAGCCGCTCAAAAATGGCAATAAATCCCGCCACCTCTCCGGCCTGCTGCGCGTTGATGAACGCATAACTTACGCGCTTGCGATACAGGTCGAGAGGCTCGCCCCTGAAACGGGTAATATCCCGCTCCCAGGCGATAAGGTTTAACAGTGTCTCCGTGCAGGTCAGCGGATCAAACTGTTTAAGCGGCCAGGTGATCCAGCCGTAGACCAGTGACCAGAATTTCACACAGGCCCGCAGCAGCCTGGCGGGGTCGCCCCGGTCCATCCATGTGGGGAGTTTCAGACCGGCCAGCTTTCGGGAAAACTCAGTCATTCACGATCTCCACGGTAAGCCCGGCCAGACGTGGCACAGACAGCTCACTGACAATATCGGTCAGGGAAAAACTCAGCGAATCCACCACCGGAAACGCCTTATGGATTTCGCGCCCAAGATTTGAAAAAGAGAAGCGCCCATAAGGCCACGTTTTTTTCACGTCATAATCGGCATTCTCGCGAAACGCGCAGCGGATCAGGTTTGTTATGTTGCTCTTTAATGCGCTCAGGGCTTCCGGCTCCATGTTTTCAATGCTTTCCACATACACCGTGACCGCCAGCGTGTGGCTGGTTTCCGGCATGGCAAAACACTGCATGTCATCACCATGCCCGTGGTGCCCCTGGCTATTTACATAATCATTAACCGCATCAATAAAGGGCTGCGAAGCTTCGCCGCTATCCAGTAATAAATAAGCGTTTGCTGTACCCGGCCCGCGTGGGGCGTCGTGCAAAAAGAAGATGCGATCCACGCTCAGGCCCACAACACCCGCAATCATGCTGCGGTAGATGGCGTCCGTGTGATAACTGCCAACCAGGTTAAACTGATTGCGGGCGCGGTCGCGTAGCTCGTCGTCGGACTCCTCATTTGCTCCCGGCGTCACTAACCAGTCTTCCTCATTCACTGCGCTGGCAACACCCGCGACGGCGACCGGCAGAATACGGTAGTAACCTGGTGCAAGGTTGTAACCGCTGCCGCTGCCTGTTGCCGCGACCGGCACAAGACCACTTTCAACACCTTCCGGTAACGTCGTGTCTTCTGTGACGGCCAGCGAATACACCACCCCGTTGATGCGTTCGGTTTGAACTATCGTTCCGGCAGGTATGACAGTCTCATTATCTGCATTCTCTTTATAGAATCGCAGCACCCCAGCGGCATGACTGGCGGGCTTTGCTTCAATATTCACAGCCCAGGCCAGGAGCCGCAGCATTGGCCCCGTAGCTGTCGCAACGAACATATTTTGCAATACCACGTTGATTAACGCGTCGCGCAGCCACATCACCGGGGTAGTGACAATTTTCGAAATCAGACGCCAGAAAGGGGACATTCTCGACGTATTTGTGACGAACCCTTCCGCCTCAACGATTTTCTTGAAAATCGCCGTTGCTTCGGCCTCTGTTGACGGCATGCCGCTGTCATTCAGTACCTGCTCAAAATCGACGTTTGGTTTCTCAGTCATAATTAACCTCAGTTCCCACACTTCCGAACTCATAGGTTTCTGCGGTGACATACAGCCTGGTGAGACTTTCTTCGGTGATCACCACCGTGCCAGGGATCAGACGTTCATCGCTTTCCACCAGAAGGGAAAGCTGGGTCAGCACATCACCGCGCATCGTTGGGCTACGTTCGCCTATCAGGCGAGTGGTAACACCACTTTCCAGAATGCTGTGAATAATGTCCTGGGCGATGCTGTCACGGTTGTTGCAACGTTGCGGCTCGTTGCCGCTGTCCAGCGTGAAATCGCCGTCTGTGATCAACAGATCGATATAAAGCGGCTCAGTACTCATCCGGCGTTAAGCTCCTGCCATTCGGCCAACTGGGCCGGGGTGATTCCGTTCGGGGCGTTGATATAGGTGTCGCCCCATGTTTTACGGCTATCCACAACGGTTTTACTGTCAGATTTAACCTGGCTCATCAGGCCCCCGCGTGGGATATCCGCATTGATGTTGTTGCCCGCCAGCAAAGACGGTGCGTTCAGCGCTGGCGGACCTGCAGCACCATCAGAAATAACAGTGGGTGCCGGTATCGCCGACCCGGCAGACGGTGAAACGGTCTTGAGATCGATATTGACGCCGGGGATTTTGTTAAGCTTCTCGGCGATCCAGTTATAGGTAGACGCAAAGGTGTTTTTTAGGACATCAAAAAGCTTACGGAATACACCTCCGATGGTATCAGCGAACCCTTCAAAGGCGGCAAGCGGTGACAGACCAGAGAAGAATTCAACCACGGCGGCCCAGCCATCAGTGATGGATTGCCAGACGCTGGCAAACACCTGGCCGACCTGCGCGGCCACACTCATCACCCAGGCAAAGGCCTCTGTGTTCATCACTGCCGCTTTCAGTTCTTCCCAGTGGTTGACGACATACCAGACACCCAGCCCCAGCAATGCCAGGGCGGCAATAATCAGGGTGATCGGACTGGTCAGCAGTTGCATGGCCGCACCGGCAAACATGGTTGCCACGCCATACACACGCATGGCAACGGCTCCGGCTTTTAACACGACATTCCAGGCAACCAGCGCGACACGGCAAACGCCGGTCCACAGGGCTAACAGCTTCGACTGGATCCACAGTGCAGCCAGACCAATGCGGGTTGTCAGCAGCGACGGACGCAACACGTTAAGCGCCCATACCAGGGCTTTCCAGGCTCCGCCCAGCACTTTTGCGATAGCGCTCAGGCCCACCATAGTGAATCCAAAAATGCCCATCACAATATTCGTTGCCGCACCGGCCAGCCCGAAGGACAGCACGCCCAGGGTGATATAACCCAGCCAGCGGGCGATGTTGGGGAACATTTCCAGCCAGCGGGCGAATTTCGCCCCTACATCGGCAACGCGGTTCATCATCGGTGTAAGGATAGGGATCAGCGTATTGCCCAGCGCGACACGCATCGCGTAAAACGTCGCGACGATACGTTCCCACGGTTTCGCCATACGTTCGGCCATTTCCTGGGCGCGTTTCATGCCGTCATTGCGTCCCAGTTCTGTGATGCTGCGATTTAAATCATTCTGCTGGCCGTACAGCTTTTTAATGACATCAGCACCGCCGCCGAAGGCCGCGTCCAGCGCCTGCTGGGCTTTGACGTTCCCTTCAATGCTGGCCCCGTATTTGTCCTGCAACTTTTGCAGGATGTCGCCCATTGGCAGCATTTTGCCGGTCGCATCTACAAAGCTCATGCCCAGCTTTTCAGCCGCTGCCGGTGCGCTTCGCAAAAACTGCTCGTAAATGCCGCTGGACTCCGTGCCCAGGGTGCGGGAGAGCGTACCCAGCACCGCGAACTGTTCATCCATGCTGACGCCGAAGTCAGCGCCGGCGTTTTTGGTCCCCTCGATAAGCTCCTGCATGGTCTGCATTTTCACGCCGAAGTTTTGCACCATGTACGCCGTTTTACCGGCCAGTTCTTCGGCAAATTTCACATGCCCCAGGCTGGACAGTTCCGCGTTGAAACGGGATGCCATCGCGCCGATATATTCGCCCGCTTCCTCGCCGCTGGCCTTAACGCCTGCCGCCAGGGTGTTGGCCGCCACTGTCACGCGTGGCAGATCGGCATCAGAAAGACCAGCCATCGCGCCTTTCATTGCATAGCTGGAATTCACCACATCAACCGCGCTTTTACCGTAGCGCATACTGAATTTCAGGGCTTCGCTGGACAGCCTTTTCAGCGTGTCTTCTGCCACGCCTTTGGCGCCCACTTCGGAAAGCGCAGCATTCATTTCATACGCGGGGCCAACCACTCCCGCGATGGACTGGGCAACACCCCAGACCGCCGCCGCGCCGATGCCGATCTTTGCAAAAGACGCCTGCGATTTTTCGGCAAAGCCAGTCAGCGAAGACTGGGCCGTTTTTAATGGCCGCGTCAGCTTATCAATCAGGCTCAGCGTAAAATCCAGGTGACTCATATCAGCTTCCGTTTAATGCAATGGCGATACCTTCCGCCGTTTTATTCGCCCTGGTTCTGGCGAAATACTCGTCCAGCCAAAGGGCGCGGGCGATGCTTTCTTCGTCGTCAGGTTCATGCGGGAGGTAGTAGCGGCGAAGGGCAAGGTATTGCTCCAGCCCGTTCGTACGAATGGCCGCCACCCGCGCCGCTAGTTTTTTACTTCGATCTCAAGCTTCGGCGAGTAAATCTCGTTAACCTTTTCGACGATCTGCATTTCACAGCCCGGGTAATCTTCCATCAGCTTGTTTAATGCCTCTTTAGATTCGGCATCAACAATGCGCCCCAGATAGGTGACCATCGGCGCAACCTTGTTGGTCATGGTCATTTCGTTAATCAGGTTGTTGTAGGCCGTTTTGTTCGGCTCAAAGCTCAGGCTGACGCCCGCAACGGTCAGGGCAATTTTTTTAGGATTAGACTTGCTCATTTTGTTACTTCCTTTCGTTGTCGAATGATGCCCACCAGGGCGTTATGTCGTGCGGCGCAATCGGCATACATCAACCGATAGGCAGTTAATGCCGCGTCAAAGTCGTTACCGGTTGGCCCCGCCAGTCTGGGCAGGCTTAACGGGCAAAGGGTTAACTGGTTTTCCTGATAAGGTTCGCTCGGTGCTGGCCGCCATTTCGTTGAACAACCGGACGTAATCATCAGAAGCACACACATTGTTAAAAACCGGTTTAATGGTTTCGGTACGGATAATCCGTTCGGTGTGGATCTCATTGGCTTTTAACTCCGCGAGTTTCTTTTCCAGCGCTTCGCCTGATTGCCGCGTGACCTCCACGACAATCTGGCGGGTTTGCTCTGCCGATTCATTGGCGGCCAGCTTTAACTTTGCGTCATGCCAGTCATGTGCCTGCCATCCCGCTGACATGGCAGCAATCAGAATTAGCAGTAACCCCAGCAAGTTACGCATCAGCGGACCCCGTTATGCTCAAGGGAAAAGTGATTGCCGTCCGGCCTGCTGAACCGGCCACCCCATGCCCCGCCAATGGACTCCCAGTATTCGCCCAGCGGTCGATAGGCTTCGCTGTCGGTCTGATATTCACCGTTGATAAACAGGTTGAAATCCACGGCCAGGCGCTGGGTGTGCAGGCTGTTTGCAATCCCACTGCCTTTTTTGGCATTCAGCGCGGCCTGCTCTGGCGTGCGGTACGCCTCGCCAAATGTCAGGCGGTAGCCTTTTTCCTCCGCGAAGTGGATCAGATTTGCGATCATCACGGTGAAAAGCTGTTGTTTCTCACTCAGTTTCATGACGTTTGCTTCCCCATCGTTTAATCCAGTATTCCGCGAGGCGCTTTAAACCGGCCTCGATAAAGGCGCTCCCCAGGATGCCCAGGGCGCAGGCAATGCCCACGACAACCAGTTCCGGCATATCCGGGAATTTCAGCAGCGGGATTGCGGCAAGCGGGGCCACCGCAGCCCCCAGAATCATCCGCCCGACCAGCAGGCGGGTTGTAATCTGCTCACTGCTGACCATCAGTTGCCCCAGACCAATCACGGCCCCAATCAGCAGCAACTTTGCCAGTAGTGACGTTTCTCCATTTGGCATCGTATTAACCTTTCAGATCGCGAGTGTCGCGCGCTGACAGGTAAGGCACGCCGTCAATCGCCACAAAATCGGGGCTGGTCACCATGAATTTAATTTTCTTCGTGGTCTTGCTGGCCTCGTTGGGGTTGATGTTCACGATGTCAGACAGCGCAGGCACGCAGCCGAACACCTCGATTTTTTCTTCGTCGTCTCCGGCGTTGGCGTAGAACAAAAAGTCCTTTGCCGGGATACCGCGCCACGAACCGGCAGATCGGGCCACAGCGGTAAACTTTTTAAAGTTCTGGGAATCGACTTCGATTTCCACGTCCGCCGAAACTGACCCTTTTGTGTGTCCGTTCGGTACGCCGCGTGTTTGCGCCACGGCGCTGTTATCGGTGATCGTAACGGTGGCGTTTTCGACGTGAATCATGACCCCGTCATAGTTCACATCAAACGATCCGCCGCTAATGCGCTCTCCACTCATTGCTGGCTCTCCAGTGATGTATCCAGTTCGATGCTGACGCCGATTTCTTTTGCACTCTCATACGGTCGAACAACAATAAAAATTTGCACCGCAACGTTACTGGTCCAGGTGATAGTGATGTCGCCCTCTTTTGGCGGTTTCACTTCTCCGGGGAATTCGACCCCGTTGATCTGCGTGGCAATCGACATTTCACGCAGCGGCTTACCGAAATAGGTCTCATGCGCCGCAATACTGCCCGGTGTGCTGTTCAGCGAGCGATCCGCAATCTTTGGAATGGCTCGCAAACGGATTCGGCGGGAAGCCTTATCGACGACGCGGACGTTTTCGATTACCTGATAATCGCCGCCCTCAACATCCAGCGTGCGACCGTCTGACCAGTAAATGCCGTCATAATCGTGATACCACATCGGCACGCTGTATCGGCTGACCTGAAGTGATTGCAGGACGGCCAGATCCAGCACTGCGCCGGTGCCATCTTTCGGCAATTCATCACTCCCCAGGGCAGTGACCGCCCCCGTTGCCACACGGGCCGGACTATCGGCCACTGTCACCGAACGGTTGCACAGGCGACCCGCCAGGACGCCGGGTTCGTTACCCCACAGACGCGGTGTAAGCTGTACGCCCGGTGATGCAATCCCATCCTGTAGTGTCGTCAGACGGCTTACATAATCCGCCCATGTCTCTGTCTCAGCCTCTGCTGGCCCACCTACAGACAGGACAAACCAGACGAAACGACCAAATTTTGCCTGTAGCATTGAACGCATTTCTGTTGCGCGGTTAATGGTGGCTTTTGATGGGGCATCGAATGCCAGGACCACCCCTTCCGTTGATGCCACGTTCTGGGCAGCCGTGACAGCGTTCATCCAGTCCGCATCCGGCTCGTAGTCTGGGGCCTCCGTATCCGGCTCCGGCAGCACATGGACATAGGCAAACCAGTTCTGACCGGCGTTGTTGGCAGCAGCGGCCACAATCCGTTTTAACAGGCTGTCGCCGTCGCCCAGCGCCTTATCCAGATCGGTTCCGGTGTTGACCGGCTGGGTTTTGCCGGTGTTGGTGTCGCCATAACCCACAAACAGGACAACGCGTTCGATATCGTTCGTTGTGCCGTTGTAGCGGTTTTTCTGACTAACTGTGACTGTCGGCCAGGTCATTTTTACCCCCTGATATCCTGCGCGTTGACATCCCAGCCGAAGCCGATTGCCTGCATTTGCCGCGCAATGATTTGGTTAAATTCATCGTTACTGACTCCGAGAAAGACGCGCCCCGGAATGTCTATGGTCCATGTGCCCTTGGCTGGCGTGCCTTTAAGCTTTCGGATTAATAGCCCCGCCTGCGCCATGCTCATGGTTTCCATGATTTGTTTGCTGGACGGCTTCACCCAGCGTTTGCCCTTGCGGACTTTGTACCCCAGCGCCCGCAAACGCTTTGCCTGACGCGGTAATGCGGGCTGGTTTGCCTGCGGTTTGCGCGGGGCGGTGCTGGCTTTCATCTGGATCCGCGCACCGTCCTGCTGGACGGCACCGACCAGACCCGCCGCGACGGGCTTATTTCCGTTGCGGTAGTTGCCCCCCTTGAGATAAACCCTGACGCCCTGAATTTCCGGCATTTCCCGCACGGCCAGCAGTCTGGGCAGACCCTTAAGCATTTTCCCTTTGCCGCGCTTACGCGGTGCCCACGGCGTGCCATCCGGGGCCGCCTGCTGGCGCTGGTGACGTTTGGCCGCTGTGATAATGCCCAGCTTTGCCACGCGCCATAAAAGACGCTGCCGCTTGCGCGGGGGAAGATCGGCCTGTGCCAGCTTTTCACGCATCAGCTTTAGCTGTTGCTGATTTAGCTCTCCACGGATCACGATGCATCACCGATATGGACAATGACTTCGGCTTCCTCTGCGACCCAGATTTCCGGGTTGACGATATCCCACGTTTTATCCCTGAACGGGATCGGGCCGTCTGCCACTTCACGGATGACCACCGGGTCAGCCAGTCCGACGACTACATCAAGGATGCACGTTCCCTCGTCGTCGAACTCAGGGTCCACGGTCGGATCGGCTAATTTCAGCTCGTCGCGCAGCTCGTTGGCGTGTTCATCCACCCAGGCAAGCACCAGGGCATAAATCAGGCCTGGCGAATATTTGCGAAACGGGAAGTTATCCCATGACAAGCGGGCACTGTACGTCAGCACGCCGATCCGCCGCTGGCCGTTCCCCAGCGCTTTTGCACTGCGGACCAGTTCGCAATCATCCATTGAACTGGAAAACATCTGCATGGCATCGTGTGGCAGATTCGCCGTGATAAACGCCGTCAGGCTTTCCAGTTGGCTCATATCAAATGCACCCCTACGCGTGGCTGTTGCAGCATGTTGCGCATCACGTTGGCCGCTTCGGCCAGCAGGTTAGCGCGGGTGTCCAGGCTTTCCTGTCCAGGGTGCGATTCACGCCGTCCGATGGTGGCGAACTCGCCCAGCAAATCGGCTTTGGCGCGGGCGTATACCGCTTTTTTGTACTGGGCTGTTAACTGAGTTTCGCCTCCCAGCTTTGCACCCGGCACGTCGGCGGCCCGTTCGCATCCTTTCCCGTTCCAGTAGGCCACCACGTCGGCCAGCGTCGTGTTGACCTCTGCAATTGCCGCCAGCAGGGCAACGCCTGCGGTATCTGGCGGCAGGTCAGCGGGCAGGGTGCGCGATACCTGAAATTCAGCCAGATCCAAATCAGGCCAGAACGTCACGCCGTTGGTGATAACGGTCGGTGTGACCGTTAACGGTTTGCCGCTGATACTGAAACTTGGGCCACTCATCGTTTACACCTTGTCTGCAAAAGAAACGGGCTAACGGGATCCATAGCCAACAACCCTTAGGGTTGATGCCTCCCCCGCGCCCGTCCCGGCTCTGCGGGAGTCGTTATTGTTTGTTCAGGCTGTTAATACGGGCGCGAATCTTGTCGCGCATGGTCCTGACACCGGCGTTTTTGTTGTACGCGTGCGCCTGGGCCAGCAGGGCATCAGCCTGTTCAAGCGTTTCGACGTCATCCACGGCTGTGGCACGCGGCTGGCCTTTCTCGTCACGCAGCATGTAAAGCCCTGCGAACTTGAACCACTTTGCGTTTATGTCTTCGTGAAGACGCCACTTTTCACGGATGCTTTCGAAAGTGCGGCTGAAATATGGCTCAACGCTGTGACCGGCTTCCGCCTGGGCCTCTGCCCACTCCAGCACCGTATCAGCCACGAATGCGGGCATGGTGCTTTTGAAGTTCTCCGGCATCGACTGGTTTTCAGTGATAGCCACGTCGGCCCAGTCCAGCGCCTTACCCATTTCCCCCGTGTCGAACAACCAGATCACGCAGTAAACCAGGGCCGGATTTGCGAAGCGGGTATCACCGGCAAGATAGGTCTCAACGGTCGGCAGCCAGCGCGGCAACAACACATCGCGTTTAAATTCGATGCGATCTTCGGTACGCGGCAGGCTGCGGAGTTGCTCCACATCTTTTTCCAGTTCCAGCATTTGCAGGTGGAAGCTAACCGGCGAGGATGCCAGGGCTTCGCGGTTATCCAGCGCCTTTGCAGTCTTAATGCGTGCACGGTGTCGCTGACACGGGGACATAGCCATCTTTATTCACCCTCGCCCGGTGCTGGTTCTGGCACTGGCTCATCTGTAGCCAGGGTGATTTTGTCGTAGGCGGCGTAAAGCTCGTCATGCTCGACGGCGTACCCTTCCATACGCAGATAGTTATTTTCAAAGCGCTTGCGGTCATCATTCCACTCTGCCTTACGCTTACGGGTTCCCTGCTGGGTGTAAATGTGCAGATTGTCCAGCGTGGTGACGATGAGGCGACCTTCCGGCATAAATGGCGGCGTATACACAGTGCGGCCAGCAATCTGGCGGCCAATCAACTGCGCGGCGACTTTCTCAGTCGGACGATCAATCTTATTCATCAGCGTGGTGACGTCCGCGCCGATCAAATCAGCAGATGCCAGCACTACCAGGCGCGGGTCATTGCGGAACGGCTCATAAATGCAGGTATGCACCAGATCGGTGACCGCCGCGTCCAGCCCCATGAAATCAGCATTCGCACCGCCGATAGTGACGTCACCAGTGATGATTTGTTCTGGTGTGCGGTCCTGGACAATCTTATGCCAGCCGATATTCACGTCTTCACCGTTCGGGTTCGCGTCCGGGTCGGTGTCTTCGGCAACACTTGTGCCGTTAAACGCGACGCGCAGCATATCCAGTGCAAATGATTCATTGCTGAACGCCTGGATACGCTGGAAGAATTCTTCCTCGCTTCCCGCATTTGCCCAGACAACAAGAAGGGAATAAGGCAGGTACGAACCGGAATCAGTTTCGACCAGCTTGTATTCGTTACCACCCACACCCAGCGGACGAGAGAAACGCCCGTCTTTTTTACGCCCGGTGTAAATACCTTTTTTACCGGTGGTGACTACCTGCCCGGTGATTTGGTCCACATCCAGCACGTTAGGCAGCAGGCGCAGGAATTCAGAGCTTTCCAGCAACGCGTTACGTAACTGGGTTTCTTTCGGGGTTGTCAGCGAGAAGTATCGCGATGTGTCTACCTGGCCGTTAGCTTTCGCCAGACCTGCGGCAAACTTGCGCAACATCTGTTCTGCTTTTGGGGTTAATTGCATTTCGTTTTATCCCTGGAAAGAAAATTGTTTAAAGGAACTCAAACGGCTTGTTACTGCCGCCTGGCGCATTATTCGGGCGCTGCGTTCCGCCATTTTCCATCGCTGACAGCTTCGTCATGATGGTGGTCAGTTGCGTGGTCAGCGTGTCCATCTGATTACCGCCAGACTGGCGACGCGCTGAAAACTCACGGCGACGGCTGCGGCGCGGGCGTTTGGACGGGGTCACGTTGAACGCTTTCATTGCTTTAGCCAGGTTGGCTTTTGCAACGCTGAACTCTGCCGCTTTGACTTCGTCTTCCGGGTTCTCCGCGACGTCCTGCGCCAGTTCTGCAACTTCGGCGGCGGCTTCGGCGATCTCATCGGCGATGTCTGCCACTTCCTCGGCGGCCTGCTCCGGCGTATCGACGTTGTCAGCGTCACCGGTAGCAGCCTCTTTGCCGCTTTTGACTAAATCCAGCAGTTGCTGAATGAGGGCTTTTAATTCTTCCATCTTTTGTTCCTCGCCCTCGTTGGGCTTGTCTGTGTTAGGTTCTGGTGTTGGCGTAAATTCTTTACTGGCCGAAAATAACCGCGACCAGAAAGAATCTTTTTTATCCGGCTTGCTCATTTGCAATTTACCCAGGCTGAATGTTTCCAGGCTTCCGCGTTCGCCGTCCTTTTCTTCTCCAGCGAGAACAAATTTAAGTCGCTCAGTCCCAAGGCTTGCCGGAATATCTGTTACCGCCAGTCCGAAAAGATAATCCCGTCCACTACCGCCAAAGTCAGGGATAAACTCAGCAGAAGTAAATAACTTTTGCTCCATTCGGTTGGCATCAATAAGAAACTGATTAGGGATTAACTGGGCATATAATTTAGTGACATCACCTTCCGTCTCTACTTTCAGCGCATCCACAGTACCCAGATTGCATGTAAATTCGCGCTCCCCGATATCGCGTTGAGGATGATGCGGCCAAATCATGGCGGTGTAGGTTTTGTGGGTATATGTTTCCGCAGCGTCAATTAACCATTGCGCTTCAATGGCGCGACCGTCCACGGCCTGCCCCGATGTGGCTATGCATAGCCAATCAGTTCGGTAACTGGGTTGCGTCATAAATGACCTTTAATAATGAAATGAATAATACAATTCGTTTGTTATGGTCAGTATTGCCAATTATTAAAAATGTCGCGACCGCTTTATTTCTTATGCATTCGGTTATAAATGGATAGCCACCTTTTGCCGATATTTAATTATCAGTCTGGTCAAATAATCCCGTCATAATAGCCTCATGGCTAAATATTCCGATGAATTAAAAGAAGCGGCCCGCACGCTATACATTAAAAGCTGGTCGCCGAAAGATATTGCGCAGGAATTGAATATTCCACCGCGCACCATTTACCACTGGGCTGACGTCGGCGAGTGGGCATCACTGCTGCCCGTTGAATCAGTGGAAAACGTCATCGCACGCCGCATCGACCAGCTTTCCCGCCGTGAGAAAAAAACGGCGCTGGAACTGGAAGAACTCCGCGATCTGATTGCCCATCACGTAAAGCTCATGGCGCAGCGCAACAAGCACGCCGAAAAGCTGGCTGAGATTCAGGCCAAAAAAGCATCCTATGACGGGGAAGGCTACTGTCTCAGCAGCGCAGGCGGGGAACCTGGGGAACGGGAAGGAAAGCGCCGGTATAAGAAAAACGACGTTTCCGGGCTGACGCCTGAAATGCTCGACACCTGGGCGCGGGAACATCTTTTCGAATATCAGCTACATTGCCGCGAGCATAAAGGCGAAGACTGGCGCTTTATCCTTAAAAGCCGTCAGGTTGGTATGACCTACTACTTTGCATGGGAAGCCTTTGAAGACGCTGTAATCAGCGGCGACAACCAGGTCTTTTTCTCCGCATCCCGCGCACAGTCTGAAATCTTCCGCGAATACATTGTCCAGATTGCGCAGAACCATTTCGGCATCACGCTGACCGGCAAAAATATCCGCCTCAGCAACGGCGCAATCCTGCGCTTTCTGTCCACGAACGCCAGCACCGCGCAGGGCTTTAACGGTCACCTGTATGGTGATGAAGTCTTCTGGATCCCGAAATTCACGCGCCTGCACGAAGTTGCCAGCGCAATGGCAACGCACAACAAATACAGAACGACCTACTTTTCAACGCCCAGCGCGAAGACGCACCAGGCCTACCCGGTATGGACTGGCGAAGAATGGCGCGGCGACGATCCGAAGCGCAAAGGGATTGAGTTTCCGAAAGAAAACGCCATGCGCCAGGGCATCATCTGCCCGGACGGGATCTGGCGCTACATCATCACGATGGAAGACGCTATCAAAGGCGGGCTGGGTGCGCTCGTCGATATTGAACGCCTGCGCAACAAATATAACCCGACCGCGTTTGCCATGCTCTACATGTGCCAGTTCGTTGACAGCAAAGACGCGGTCTTCAAATTCTCGACGCTGGTCGGCTGCGAAGTGGACCGGGCAACCTGGGGCGATTATGACCCGAACGCCGCGCGGCCATTCGGTAACCGCGAAGTGTGGGCGGGCTTCGACCCGTCGCGCTCCGGCGACAACTCCACTTTTGTGATAATCGCGCCACCCATTCACGACGGTGAACGCTTCCGCGTGCTGGCCTGCTGGCAATGGCAGGGCTTTAACTTTAGCTGGCAGGCTGACCAGATCCGCCAGCTTATGCGCCGCTTTAATATTACCTACATCGGGATCGACACAACCGGCATCGGGAAAGGGGTGTATGACCTGGTCAGCAAGTTTGCCCCACGCGAGGCGAACGCCATTCTTTACAGCGTCGAAAGTAAAAACCGCCTGGTAATGAAGATGATCGACGTCGTGGAACGTAAGCGCATCGAATGGGCAAAAGACGCCATAGACGAAACCAACAAAGAGCGCGTCGAAATTCCGGCGTCGTTTATGGCTATCCGGCGCACCACCACAAACAGCGGCAACGCATTAACGTTCGTTGCTGAACGTTCCGACGCAACCGGCCACGCGGATGTTTTCTTTGCTATCTCGCACGCCGTAATAAACGAACCTATCGATCACGAATTTGACCGCCCATCGACCTGGGCTTTTGGGAATGCAGCATGACGACAAAGAAACAGCGTAAAGCGAAAAAATTCAGGGCAATGACCGGCAACAACGTTGAAACGTTCACACCAGGGCGCGGCAGCGTGATCACGTTTGGCGAACCGGAACCCATCCTGACGACCGGCACCGATTATCACAATATCTGGTATGACAACGAGGCGGATCACTGGCGACTCCCGATTGACCGGCTGGCGCTGGCTCAGTTGCCAAACCTTAACGGCCAGCATGGCGGCGTATTGTATGCGCGGCGCAACATGGTTGCCGGTGGCTATATCAGCGGCGGCCTGACGCCTGACCAGGTCGAACAAGCGGTCTTTGATTATCTGCTGTTTGGCGACGTCGCAATCCTGAAAATTCGTAACGTATTCGGGGAGGTGATCGACCTGCTGCCGCTGCCGTCGCTTTATCTGCGCTGCCGTAAAGACGGAACGTTCGCCGTTCTCCAGGAAGGGCCAGCGCTGATTTATGACCCGGAAGACATTGTCTTCTTTAAAATGTATGACCCGCGTCAGCAGGTCTACGGCCTGCCGGATTATATCGGCGGGATCCATTCCGTTTTACTAAACAGCGAAGCGACCATCTTCCGCCGCCGCTACTACAACAACGGTGCGCATATGGGCTTTATTCTGTATACCAGCGACCCAAATTTAACGCTGGAAATGGAAAACGAAATCAAAGACAAGATTGCGCAGTCCAAAGGTCTGGGCAACTTCCGCAACATGTTTATCAACATCCCGAAAGGCGACCCGGACGGAGTCAAAATCCTGCCAGTGGGTGAAGTCAGCGCAAAGGATGAATTCCAGAACATCAAAGGGATCACCGCACAGGATATCTTTACCGCGCACCGTTTCCCCGCTGGGCTTGCGGGCATCATCCCGACTAACGGCGCGGTAATGGGCAACCCTGAAACTGCCCGCACGACCTACCGGAAAGACGAAGTTATCCCGTTACAGCGTAAATTTATGAATGGGGTTAACAATGACCCGGAAATCCCGCCGCGCTTACACCTTAATTTTGACGTTGAATTGCCGGTAATTACCGCCGATAAGGGCGAAAAATGAACGTAATTAGTTTAAAATCATCCCCATTGTTAGCAATGGCGTGCGGGGTGGTGAACATGCGAGTTTTTAAAATTAAATGTCCTGAATGCGGTCAACCGGCCATCATTCGTAAATCTGACTGGAAAGACAAAAAACTGGCGGATTTATACTGCGCGTGCACCGAAGTTGAATGCGGCCACACGTTTGTTTTTAACGCCTCGTTTTCTCACACGCTCAGCCCCAGCGGGCTGACCGGTAACAAGCTGGTCAAATTCCTGATTGACCGACTCAAGCCAGAAGAACGCCAGTTCGCGCTGGACCTGCTAAACGGCCAGACCGCATAAAAGAAGCCCGCATCACGCGGGCTTTTTTATATGCAGCATCTGCTAATCACCATATCTTCATTAAATTTAAGATAGCGACCCTTACAACATCGGGGTTCCTGTCTTGAGCAACCTTCAAAAGATGCTCGCAGCACCCGTCCAGCAACTCAGTTGGATTAATCCCCACCGCATCGTCGTATTCAATCGACGATGAACCATTGCCATTAAAAACCAGCCGACCGTTTGCGTCGTAACCCTCAAAGTAACTGATATAATTCGATTTCATATTTTTAGTCCCACTCATTTTAAACCAAAAACACGCGGACTCTTTGCCGCCCGCACCCGCAGAATCCCGCCACCCATCGCAACCAGTTGCGACGGCCAGCGAGATTTACTTATTTCGGTGGTTGCCCTCAGCGGCGGCCACCATCTTTCTGTATTCGCCGACCGGATCGAACCGCAACCGCGAGATATCAACGCCGTGGTTATCCCTCAGCCGTTCCCATAATTTGTTTACCGTGCCGGATTCGTCGTATTGCTGACGCGTAATTAACTCACCGCCCGAACTGGCGCGGTAAACCTGCCCGTTAATTTTCAGCCTGCTGCCTTTCAGCAGTGATATTGCCTGCGCTTCGGAAATATCCAGCCCATAAAGGGAGGCATCGGCCAGCAAACTGGCAACCGCTGGCGCAAGCGCGGCCCGTCTGGCGCTTTCCTCAGCCGATTTTGCATTGATTTTCTCCACTGCGGCCCGCCAGGCGACATCCAGTTCACTGCCTGGGTCATACGGTGAATCTGTTTTTACCCTTTTGACTGGCGTTTCGCGCAACCGGCGAACCAGCTTGCGCCGCGTGGCCGTATCCATGTTTTCAAAATCGACCATTTCTTCCTCTGAATCGTCTGTCATATCCTCCACGCCTGACGCAAAATCGGTGATTTTTTCGTCTTCCGTAGAGTTATTGACAGAACTCCAAGCGTCGCCGGGTGGCGACGGCAAAACGTCAACCCCCAAACCAGGGCCGCTTTTGGCCCCGGTGGCGGCTTTGGATTTGGCGCGGATTGTCCACTTAACCAGACGCGTGCAAATGCGCGACCCTTCGCCCAGACGTGGCGACCAGACCCCGAAGACCTTTTCCGGGATCTCACAGTAGGCGTTCATTTCATCGGCTGGTTGATAGGCGAGGCGGACGACATAGTTTTCACGCGGGATCAACACACCGCCCTGGCGCAAAATGTATGTGGCGAAGCAACCCACATCGGCAGCAGCGCAGACCGCATCCATTTCGGGATCTGCCAGCATTGCCGCGCCACGTTTGAAGGTATTCGCAATTTTGCGCTGGTTGGTTAGCTGGTTGCTCAGTTTGCGCAGTTCGCGATAAACGGACACAGGAGGCTGGCCCAGCGGCTGAAACTGACGGATGCGGTGAAGCGATGCCCACGCCATTGCATATTTGGCCGTTTCATTCAGCGGCTTGCCCGTCTCGTCGTCCAGCTCACCGGCCAGCGCGTGGCCGTCAATATTTTTGGAAATATATTTCGCGATGTATGCCGTTGCTGACCCTTTGCGCGGGTCCATTTTTTTGGACTTGAAGCGAGCGCCGGTATTGCGGCCCAGTTCGTTGCGGTCCTCCGCAATGAAGTAAGCACGAAGGATCGCGACGGTGGCTTTAACTTCCTCCTGCGGCATGAATAACAGGGCGTGCCAGTGCGGCGTGCCGTCGTGGTGCGGCTCTGCGACACGGAAGCCATAAGGCCGCAAATCTTCACGTTTTAACTTTGCCGTGGCGCGATTCCAGACGCGGCATAAATACCGCTGCGCCTGGGCAACGGTGGTGTGATTCCACTTGCTGTTATGGTGACCGGATTCGACATTACTGTGATATTTGGACGGGCAAGTGATGGTCAGGAATATGCCCACATCGCCGCGCTGTTGTGCGACAAGCTCAACGCCAGCCATACGCGCCATTAACTCATGACGGCGTATAGCCGGGTTAGATGTGGACTTATTAATCATATCCTCAAGCGATGAAACGTTGCCGTCTTCGTCGACAAGCTCATGACTTTTGAAAAATTCGCGGTTCTTCCGGCGCTGTTCCTGCCACTCAACCAGGCTTGAAGCGCTTACATAGGCGTGGGCCTTGCGATGAACTGCGCCGATTGCACGCAACTGGTTTTCGCGCCAGTCACAGCGTAGACGCCAGATTTTGCGCCCCCACCAGTCCGGCGAGCACATACGCAGAATGGCAGTAAAGATCCGCTCACGTCCCCACGGCGCTGTCCATGCCGGAGGCACAATCCGTAAGGCCAGCATTTCGCGGCCCAGGTGGCAATAAATCCAGTCCAGTTCCTCAACGCTCATGCCCTCGGCGGTCAGGCCCAAAGCGGCGCATTCGGTTTCAAGCATTTCCGCCAGGCGGTTGGCAATCTCATGCGCGGCGCTTAACGCTTCCCGTTTGGTGAAATCTGCCAGGCGTTGCCAGCGGCCATGCCAGTAGGCGGCCAGTTCGCTGTTGACGTCTGTCGCAACGCCTTGTTTGCTGCGCACGACATCAAGACGCAGTAATGATTTTTTCACGGTCCCCATAAGAAAATCATTAATGTGTCGGGCTTCACGGTTGGCGCGTAACCAGTCTATTTTTTTGCGCCAGACTTCGCGGATAAAAAACGGCTCAGACAACAAACGGGCCTCCACACCTTCCGGCGTGCTGGCCCATGCGGCTGCGGCGGCCTTTGCGGCGGCCATATCTTTTCTGACCATTTCTTGATGTACGGCAAACGGCAGGCCGTGCGGCTCGTATTTGTCCAGCGCATGGATCAGTGCTCCTCGATTGCGAACCTCTGCCGGGTTATAACCGGCGCGTTTGATAAGCCGGTCGATATGCTTTTCAACGGCAGGGTGATGCGTCACCGCCCCGGCGAGCGGGGCGAGCTTTGCAGATTCAAAGGTAAACGCCCCGATAGCGGGGCGAGGTTTATTCCAGGGCCAGGCGAAATCCGTCATTTCTTACTTTCCACGTTGTACTTTTCGTGGGTCAGCAATGACCAGACCTTGCCGCCGTCCTTACTTAGCAACCGCCAGCGGCGACCCAGACGTATCACCAGGTAATGATGTGGCACGATGCGGGAAAAATTTTTCCGGCCTTTTGCGTACTGGCTTAATTCAGCGGTTGCACGCTTGTTTACGCGCAGAGGCGCGGCGCATGAAATCTGCAAACGAGTAGCCATCAAAACACCTCGACGTCTTTTGCAGGATCGAAGCCTATCCAGGGTGAATATCCGGCACACGGGCCGCAATCCAGGCAGCAACCACCACCGGCATGCCCGCAGCCGTCGCACGCTTTGAGGACGCCGATCACCTCGCTGGCGGCTCCCCTGGTAATGGCGTTCGCGCTAACTGAACGGTTAACGCTGATTTCCTGGAATTTGAAAGCGCTGTAAATATCGCGGGTGGCGGGGGTATCACTGTTTGAAAGGATCACCGGCGAACCAGTCAGGCGGTTGGCAGTCAGCAGGGCCGCAGCTAACTGGCGGTGTTGTTTCTCACCAAATGGGGCGGTGTGGTACTGGGTAAAATTGGCTGTTTCGCTCGCTGGCAGGTACGGCGGATCGCAGTAGATAACGGCATCGCTGCCAATCATGATTTTTAATGTGCTCTGGTAGTCGCAACAAACGAAAATGGCTTTCGTGTCGTTGGCCTTTTCAGAGAACAAGCGGATCTGTTCTTCGGGGAAGTAAGGCGGGGTTTTATGCTTACCAAAGGGAACGTTATATCCGCCCTGGCGGTTGTAGCGCACAACGCCGTTATATCCGTGACGGTTCAGGTAAAGGAATTGCGCTGCGCGAAGAATCTTGCCCGCGTCCGGGCCGTTTTCGAAAACTTCACGCGAAGACAGATAATCTTTGGCACGAGCATTGAAATCATCACGGACCCACAGATAGCCGTCCTTGTCACCGTACACTTTAAACAACGGACGAGCGGCATTGATCACCGCATCCGGCCAGCGCGTTATCTGGCGGTAAAGGTTTATCAAATCGGGATTAATATCACCCAGGATATAGCGGCGATATTCAGTATTGAGGAAAACAGAAGCACCGCCGACAAACGGTTCAACCAGGCAATCCGCCTTAGGCAGTACGGGCAGCAGATCGGGAATTACGCGGCTTTTACCACCAGGCCATTTCACAAGCGAACGAATCATTTTACTTTCTCCAGGGTGCAAGAAGCCCGACGCGTTAGCGCCTGTTTCTTTTTTGTGGTCAGTTATTTGTTAATTGGTTGGTTTGTCTGGCTCTGGCGGCTTATCGCGTAGCGCCTGCATTTCAGCGCGGGGCGCGGCGTAGTCCTCAAATTCCCACGGCATTGACGCGGCGAACTCCGAAAGGCGCTTAATCCCCATCATCAGGCAGGTTTGTTCCGCTTCGGTCAGATCTGCAAAGGCTAAATTCAGGTGGCGGCGGGTCAGTTGTGGTAAACCGGCCACGCGGCTGGCCGCATCATTCGCCAGGATGAAAACCACTTTCTTGCGGGTTTCATCCAGGCGATTGAAGCGGGTTGCCGTATCGTTCACGCGGTTGGCGTTCAGAGTGGCCTGCAGTCGGGCGCGTTGTTCCAGAAAACTGCGGCGTCCCGGTTGCTGTCCTGCTTTATCCATGAACATATCCACCTCACCAGAACTAAGCGAAGATGCCCATCAGGCGGGCGAACCAGCGGCGTTTATTGCGCGGGCGAGTCATGAAGGGCAAACGGCAATGTTTAATGAACTGCACGTCCGCGGCCTTTGGCTGGAAGAAACGACCGTCCGGGGTTTCAATCCAGCCACGAGAGTGGGCGTGGTGCGTTATCTGCTGGCCTTTGGTTAACAGGCTGGCGAACGAAGGGCATTGCGTCATATCCATGTTGATCTCCGTCAAATTGAAATAGTGCCGGGATATTGCCTCACGCCCGGCGCGTGTTTCCTGTGATAACATCGCCATGCCTGTGAAACTTTGAGCAGCGGATCAGGCATAACAACCACCTACACAGAGGAAAACTTATGAGTTATAAGATTGAAAACATTACATTCAACGTAGATCTCAATGACGTCAGTAGTGAGATAAATGCATTAAAGATGGCGCTGGCCCTTTCCATTTTTTCGCACTCTAATGAACATGCTTTGAATGTCATGAATTCGTTAAAAGAAATTAATGATCCTCACATCCAGAAAATCTATAAAGAACTTCTTCAGTTCAGCCCAGCAAATGCGGCTAAAATCTAACGAATAATTTATTGTTTAAGTTGTACCCATTCTGCTATTTGTTCTGCTGTTAATGGATGGGCGCAACTTATAACTACAGGCCCGGAAGAAAAATTGCGTTTAAAGTTAAGCCCTTTGATGAACTGCCCTACAAGACGAATAACTTCATCTTCGACGGCTTGACAATTCATTCCCCAGCCCTCAACGCGCAAATATACGTTTCCGGCATGTGCGCCGTGTTGGTAATAACTTACCCGATGTACATTTTTTTCAGAGACAGTTATCTTCTCACTGCAGTTGTCAGCTTTATGATTAGGCGGGAAGAAGGCTTGTCTAGTGTGATTAGCCTTAGAAAATTGCATTTTATCCATACCAGGTATAACTGGGTCTTTAGTTATACCTACAGCCGTTAAGCGCGAATGGCTGTCGATTCCATCAATACAGAGAATCGCGGGCGCAAGGAAATAATCAACATCCCGGGCAGCCATATCTTGAAGTTCTTCTGTGGCGCGGACCTCTACGTAAAGTCGTTTCTTTCCCCCATCAGAATCAACATACAGGGCTAAAACCTCACTTAAGGCAGGACTCCAATCATAAAAATCATATACAACCGGAATGGTCGCGCCGCCTGAAATGAAATTACCTAAAATAGAATCAATACATTCCGAGCTAATTTGACGGCCATGAAATGTACCTTCGGTTGCGATAAGGAAACGTTGTTTTTGCATAGTGTCCATCCTCATAGCCCCATCCATAAAAGCCAGGCATCACGCTGTTCAACTGGGCGGTTGTAGAACGCCTCACGAACTCCGCGATTAAACTCAGGCACAAAGACCAGCTTTTCACCGGCCCGGGCTTTAGGCTTGGACGGATCACGGAATTCAACGACCGGCAGTTTGTTTTTTTCAATCATTGTTTGGACGGCGGTGCGGGGTTTCCCCAGCAATTCCGCGAACTTATCAGGGTGCACCGCATCAAGCGGGTACTGGATAACGTAATCATTCACGTCCATAACACACTCCATTCTCATTTGGTTACATGCTAACCTTGTAGGATCCAGCGGCTTTAAAACGGCTCAGGATGCTTCCTGAGGCGCTGGACTCGCGCCTAAATTGGTATCCGGTTGGGTACCATTTGAGGCAAATATAGTCTCCATTGGGGAACCATGTCAAATGAAAACATCGGAGAAACTCCGCGCAATTCGAAAAGCAGAAGGGCTAACACAAGCTAAATTTTGCGAAATCAGCGGCGTAGCGCTCAGTTCTTTAAAAAATTACGAAGGGGGTCACAAGGAACCAGGCTTACAAATTGTGAAGCAGATCGTTAACGCGCCCCTTTTCAAAAAATACACCCTCTGGATTATGACCGATGAGGTTGCACCAGAAGCCGGGCAGATTAGTCCGGTCGTCGCACACTCTGGGCCAGAAGAAACAACCTCGTCACACTCAGGCCGCAAAATTGGCTAACTATTCACCGTGCGTACATGCATTACAGATGCACGTTACTCGTTGAAAAGTTCTCTAAACATACTGGTACGACAAGTTACAAAGTTTTAAAGAACGTAAATCGGAGGGTCTTATGAGTATTAAGAGACTCGATGATGGACGTTATGAAGTGGACATCAGGCCGCGCGGGCGCGAAGGACGTCGCATTCGCCGGAAGTTTGATAGGAAAGCCGAAGCGTTGGCCTTTGAGCGCTATACGCTGGCGAACGCCAACACAAAAGAATGGGCTGGGCAGCGGGCAGATCGACGAACGCTCTTAGAATTGCTGGATGTATGGTGGAAATACTACGGCCAGAACCATGAACGTGGAACGAAGGAATTTAATCATTTGCTTAAGACTATCGGTGACATGGGCGACATACCTGTAACCAGGTTAAACAAACGAATACTGATGGATTACCGTTCCACGCGGCTGCGCGACGGGGTCAGTGCATCTACCATTAACCGCGATCTGTACCGCCTTTCTGGCATGTTTTCCAAACTGATCCAGCTTGAAGAGTTTGCCGGTGCGCACCCCATTCATGGCCTGCCACCATTGGCAGAAGCCAACCCGGAAATGGCATTTCTCGATAAGGCAGAAATATCGCATCTACTGAGTTCTTTCACCGGCGATGATCTACTTGTCGCGCTGCTGGGGATTAGCACTGGTGGGCGTTGGTCAGAACTTGTAACACTGAAACCAGCACAGATTGTTAATGGGCGCGTAACGTTCCTTAAAACTAAGAATGGGAAACTGCGCACAGTTCCAATATCCGCTGAACTGGAATCGCTCATTAAGAAGAATGCCAGCGGGAATTTATTCAACGTCGATTATGTGAGTTTTTGCAAGGTACTAAAGATGGTTAAACCAGACATCCCAGCAAATCAGGCGACGCATATTTTGCGGCATACCTTCGCAAGTCATTTCATGATGAACGGGGGCAACATCGTGGCATTACAGCAAATACTGGGTCATGCGAGCATCCAGCAAACAATGACCTATGCGCACCTTTCGCCGGATTATCTTCAAAATGCTGTTGCATTGAACCCACTTGGTGGAGGCATAACGCTGTAAATTCTCACGTCCCGGAGCGTCCACATTGCGTCCACACTTCGGGATGTTTGAAACGGTTCCAGACGGTTACAGCCTTTTGTAAGTTACTGTTTTCAATCAATGTTATATGTAAGCCATTGATAAACAGGCCACATACACTATAAGTTAAAGCCAGCAATGCTGGCTTTTTTCATTTTGGGGAACTGTT